GGTGGGAACTCCATTCTTAGAAAGAGTTTCCCTTGCTGGTTTGGCAGCGGCAGGAGTTTCGAAGGGAGAAGCGAGTCGACATGCCATACATCTGCATGCGGTCAGTGGAAGGGCCCCCGAGATGAAGAAGCAATCAGCGCACCATCGCTCAAACTGGATCTTACGAAACGGTTCGAGGTTGGACGCGCAATTGTCCTTCATCGGGAGGGCCCTCCCACCTGCGAGCAGGTCTATGGCCGATGCTGCCTTAAAGCAGCACCGTGTTGACTTCACTTCTTCCTTCTCGACCTCTGCCGTCCACCTCTCCGGATGCAAGGCATTTGTCAGGAAGTGGGCGAAGACCATGCTAGTTAAGCCCAAGGTGATACTTGAGCCACCAGCATGGCCTTCTGGAAGCTCTTGCTTCGAGCGCTCTTCGCAAAAGGGCGGGACTTTGTCCTTTCTTTTGGAAAAGAGCTCTGAGCAGGAGCCTCCTGTCCACTTCCTTTCAGATGCCGTCTCTTGCGAGGTTGCCCAGGACATCTCCCTCCTTGGATACGCTTTACGCGAATTCAAGAAGGGGGACATACCTAGGCACCGAGTAGAGTGCATCACGGAGAGGGGGCTGAAGACGAGGGTAGTTAATGTTGGACCAGCTTGGTGTCAAGTTCTCGGCCACTCGGTCCGCAAACACCTTCTACGCGGGCTGAGGGCCACGCCAGGCGCCCACCAACCTCTTAAGGGGGTTAGTGATGAAGAGCTGGTTGGTCACTTTAATGGGGCAACCGCAGAGGTTTTAATCTCTACGGACCTCACTAGAGCAACCGACTTGCTCCCTCACGACCTCGTTAAGGCCGCGGTGGACGGACTAGAGGAGTCCGGCAAGTTGTCGCTCCTTGAAATCGATATCCTGAGGTCCCTTACGGGACCCCAGCAATTGATTTACAAGGGCTCTGACTCGCCGGTCCTCACTTCAAGGGGTATCCTCATGGGGCTTCCCACCTCGTGGTGTCTACTTTCGCTCATCCACCTTTACTGGTTGGATGTTGCGAAAGCAGCCGCCATTGAGGCTTCCGGAAGGAGGAAACCGCGGATCAGATCCAGCATTTGCGGTGACGATGCGCTCATCGCTACTACAGTAGCGGGAGCTCAAAGTTACCGTCAATGCGTGATCGATTGCGGTGGCTCTCCTTCCGAAGGGAAGCACTACGAGGATACCGGAGTAAAGTCCGTCCGGCGCGGCGTCTTCTTAGAGAAGCTCCTTGAGTGGGGTATCGAGGATGGTAAACTCTTTCTCGGAAACCGCTTTCCAGCGATTCCTGTTAAAGGGCTCACCTCTCGAAACCTCCCAAGGGACTTCTTAGAGGACAGGTTGGTGTCATGCAGGTCTTTCGGGATCCGCCAAATTTTGAGTATTGACTCATTACTGAGCCAGAACTCTTGTTTGGAGAAACCCCTTAGGGACTACATGATTAGGCGCGTGGCATGGCTCCCAGCCTACGCTGATAAGGTGCTGGGCTTGATCGGCGGGTTCCCCCTCAGCTTAGGCGGGTTCCCTCTCTCCCCCAGACCGCTCGACGTTAGTAGAGCAGTCTGGGCCCGGGATTCCGGCCGCTCGTTCTCTTTAGCGATCCAACGTGAGTTGGATCCTGCTTGGAGAATGGCGGTCAGTTTCCAGGAAGGAGGGAGGGAACTAGCCATAGCTGAGGGGGAACTTATAGATAAGCCGCTGGACTGGGACCCTGAGTCTGACCCGACTCCACCCTTGTGGGTGGACGTTG